ATCAATTCTTGTTAACTTAGACTTATAAAATCATGAACTGGACATACAATAAAAAAGAAGTTGAGGATCTTTCTCACTTTCCTGAAAAAACATTTGGATTTATTTATAAAATAACCCATATATCTACTAATAAATCTTATATTGGTAAAAAAGTACTATTTCATAACCGTAAAATTAAACTAACTAAAAAAGATTTAGCTTTATATGAAGGAATAGTAGGTCGTAAACCTGCTTATAAAATAGCTACTAAAGAATCTGATTGGAAAACATATTGGGGATCTAACAAACCCTTAAATGAACTACTAAAATTAGAACCTAAAGAAAACTTTACTAAAGAAATTTTAAAATTTGCCTCTACAAAAAAGTTACTAACATATTATGAAACCCAAGTTTTATTTGTGTATAGAGCTTTAGAAGAACCTGAAATGTATTATAATGATAATATTTTAGGTAAGTTTTTTAGAAAAGATTTTGAGTAGCCAATTCTATTTCATACATTGTATATATGATAAATGAATTACTAGTTAACCTAGTAAATAAAGTTTTAGGTCGAGGAAAACGTACCGCAAGAGGTAATCAAGCTTATACTTGTCCCTTTTGTCATCACCACAAACCAAAATTAGAAGTTAATTTTACTGAAAATAAAAAAGGAGTTAATTTATGGCAATGTTGGGTATGTGGTAAAAAAGGTAAAACTATAAAAAGTTTATTTAAACAATTAAAAGTATCCTCTGATTATTACCAACAATTAGGTAAACTAGTAAAAAATATTTCTAGTGATGAAAGTTCTATTATTAAAGTAGAACAATTAGAATTACCTAAAGAATTTAAATCCTTTTCAAATAATAAAGAAGATATTACTGCAAGACATGCTTATTCTTATTTAAGAAAAAGAAATATAACAACACAGGATATTTTAAAATATAATATAGGGTATTGTGATTATGGACGATATTCAAATATGGTTATTATACCTTCATACGATGAATACGGTAAATTAAATTATTTTACCGCAAGATCATTTGAAAAAGATCCTTACATAAAATACCGTAACCCTGATGCTTCACGCGATATTATACCGTTTGAATTATTTGTTAATTGGGATTTACCTATTATATTATGTGAAGGACCTTTTGATGCTATGGCTATTAAACGTAATGCTATACCATTATTTGGTAAAAATATACAATCTAGTTTAATGAAAAAATTAGTTGAATCTAAAGTAGAAAAAATATATATTGCTTTAGATAATGATGCAATGAAACAAGCTTTAAAATTTTGTGAACAACTTTTAAATGTAGGAAAAGAAGTTTATCTTGTAGAACTGCAAGGGAAAGACCCAAGTGAGTTAGGTTTTAAAAACTTTACTAAACTAATACAAACAGTTACTCCATTAACTCAATATTCATTTATGGAGAAAAAATTATCTCTCATATGAAAAAGAGAAATGTTAAAAAATCTTATAATCGTATCCTAGAAATATCAGAGGATGCTAAACAAATAACTTTACCTGATTCTAGATATTATCGTAGAAATGGTAAGTATTATCCTTCTATAACATATGTTTTAAGTTATTATCCAAAAGGTAAATTTTTCCAAGATTGGTTAAAAAAAGTAGGGTATTCTGCAGATTGGATTGTTAAAAAAGCATCTGAAGAAGGAACTCAAGTACATGAAATGTGTGAGGATTACCTTAATGGTAAAGAATTAAATTTCTTAGATAAAAATGGTCATCCTTCATATAATCCTGATGTATGGCAAATGTTTTTACGTTTTGTTGATTTTTGGGAAGAATATAACCCTACATTAATTGAAACTGAAGTACATCTATTTTCAGATGAATTAAAAGTAGCAGGTACTTGTGATATGGTATGTGAAATTGAAATTAATGGTAAAACAGAGTTATGGATTATAGATTTTAAAACCTCAAACCACCTTCAAACAACATATGATTTACAAACAGCTATCTATGGTAAATGTTATGAAGAATGTTTTGGTAAAAAGGCTGATCGTTATGGTGTATTATGGTTAAAATCCTCTAAACGTAAATCTGCTAAAGATAAAATTCAAGGTAAAGGATGGGAAATGTATGAATCAAAACGTACCCAAGAAGAAAATTTAGATATTTTTAAAACAGTTAAAAAATTATTTGATTTAGAAAACCCTAAACACTCCCCAGTATTTACTGAATTTAAAACAGTTGCTAAACGAAATTTATAATATGTATAAGTATGGTGAGTTTAGTAGAACTATTAAAAGAAATTCAAAACAGTCCTAAAGCTATTTTTCTAGCTGGCCCTGCAGGTAGTGGAAAATCAACTTTTATTAAAAACAACATTCCTAATTTAAAAGTAATTAATGTAGATGACACATATGAAGAGTTGCTTAAACAAGCAGGTTTAGATAAACCCCAATCAACTTTTACCTCAAATGAATTATCTCAATCTTCTAAATTAATGAGTAGAGCTCGTAAAGAAACAACAGCAAAATTACAATCTGCTCAAGAAGAAGGAGAAAGTATTATAATTGATGGTACTGGTGGTGCATCTAATCCTATATTAAAGAAAAAAACACAATTAGAAGATTTAGGATATGATACAATGATGATAATGATATATGTTTCACCACTTGTATCTTTAGAACGTAATAGATCTAGAGGAAAAGCAGGAGGTAGATCACTTCGACCTTCAATTATAGTTCGTACTTGGGAAAAAGTAAATAAAAATATTGATGCTTTCCAAAACATGTTTGGAGATAATTTCATTTTAGTAAATAATGATCCTGAAGGGGCAGATAAAACATATAATGAAAAAGAAATTCAAAACTATTTTGACCAAGTAACTGCAGCTCGTGAATATAGTGATGAAGAGATAGCTAAAAAAGAATCTGAACAAAAAGAATTAGAATCTTCTATTAAACAATTACTTTCAGATTTACCTGAATTCACACCACAAAGTCAAATTAAGAGTAAAATAAATGGATTCCTTAACTAATTTACTTATTAAAGATCTTTTACCTGAAAGTATAGATGGTAAAGAAGTTACTGCTGTATTTGGTGGTGGGTTTAAACCACCTACTGCAGGCCATTTATCTGTAATTCAAAATGCTTTAAAAGATAATCCTGAAATAGATAATATTGTAATTTATGTTGGTAGTAAAGTAAGAGATGGGATTACACAAGACCAATCATTTAAAATTTGGAATGAACATTATAAATCTTTAATTGACAAACCAGTTAGAATAGAAAAATCAGTTTCTCCAATTGGAGATATTTATAGGTATGCTAAAGATAACCCTAAAGATTCTATATATTGGGTTATAGGAGCAAGAGAAGGCAGAGAAGATGATTTACAAGATATATCATCAAGATCAGTATCTATAGATAAATACCCAAATTTAAATTTAAAAGTTACTTCTACCCCAGATGGTGGAATGAGTGGTACTAATGCTAGACAAGCTTTAATAAATAATGATAAAGAAACTTTTAATTTTTTTATTCCAAGTAATGCTAATCAAGATGAAATTTGGAATATTTTAACCTCTCAACCTTTAAATGAAGGTGATCCTAAAAAGGGTACAGGTAAAAAACCTAAGGGATCAAAAAGACGTTTATACACAGATGAAGACCCATCAGACACAGTTAAAGTTAAATTTTCTACAAGACAAGATATAATAGATACTTTAAATAAAACTTCGTTTAAATCTAAATCCCATGCTCGTCAATCCCAAGTAATTAATTTAATTCACCAAAGAGTAAGAGCTGCTTTAAGTAGAACTAAGGATCCTCAAAAGAAAGCTAAATTACGTTCTGCTTTTGAATATATTAAAAAACGTAAAGAAGCATCTAAGAAAAAAACACAACGTTTAAAAAAAGAAAATATAGACCCTAAAGCACAATCTAAACATAAAGGTAAATCCTCCCCATTTGGCTCAGCATATGAACCTTTAAATGAAAATACTACATATTCTAATCATATAAACTATAAACAACAAATTAAAGATTTAACAAAACATATGTTAAAAAAGGGTATGAATATTAAACCCTTACCTAAAGTAATATTTAAGCACAACAATGAAGAAAATGCTAAAGATTTTTTAGGTAAAACTGCATATTATGATCCAAATAATAAAGTAGTAGTGTTATATACTGAAGGTAGACATCCTAAAGATGTAGTAAGATCATATGCTCATGAAATGATTCATCATATTCAAAATTTAGAAGGTAGATTAAAAGATATTAGTACTACTAATACAATGGAAGATG